AGGATTGCCTTGCGCACTGCATCCTCAAAGCTTTCACTTGCAAGGAAGCAGGATAGAGCGACAGGAACGGTGCCCTCGCTGGTCTCATCGAAAAGATTGCTGAATGGAATATAATCCGGAAGCTTATGCCCGTATATTTTCTCGGCAAATGCCCTTGTCTGTTCCTTCGTTCTTCCGTTCCGGAGATAGAAGATGGTAAGCGCGGTAATCTGGGCACCTGCCACCCCTTTCGGATGATCATGAGTGACAACGGCGCTTTTCTTGGCTTCCATAGAGGTTTGAATATCGTTGTCAAAGAGCCAGCCTATTGAGCTGACACGCATTGCGCTTCCGTTTCCCCAGCTGTAATAAGGGACATGGTCCGCGCTCTTGAGCCACTGCTGAAAAGATGTGCCGTAACCTCCCATTGGACGGGGATAACGGCTGCACCAATCCACCAGGGCATCCTTGTAGTTCCAGTCGTTCATTGCGCAGTCGGCAACGGCAACAGTGCAGATTGTGTCATCTGTGAACGATGACATCTTCGAAAATAGAGGAAAATCCTCCGTTTTGACATTATTGAACTCATATACCGAGCCCGCTATGTCTCCGATAATTGCTCCTAACATATCAGTTGCGTTTTAGTGTTATTCATTACGTCCTTTCCTTACGACCGTCCCCTGACGGATGATACATTTGCTATTCTCGTAAGGGTTATCCTTCAGATTGATGTTCTGAAGCGATCTGCGGCCAATGCCGAGAGTCTCCTTTGAGAACTCCTCGAATATTGCCGCCTTCGAGCCGAAATAATGGTGCTCATCCGGCGCGGAATTGTGTTTGATGGTGACGTCATAGACTTTCATATTTTGTCCTTGAGTACAATTACAAGTTTTGCATCGGCTGGATACTTGAAGACCTTTCTGAACAGCTTGAGACAGCCCTGCGGGCAATCGTCATAGCGCTTCTTGTTCATACTCCTGAGGTTGCACATCCCTCCCTCATCGGACATGATGCTCGGAATGCAGGAGTTGTGTCCATACCAGAAGGGACACCTTCCGCAATATGACGGAAGGTCATCCTCTGTCTGCCAATCGAGATTGATTCCGTTCAGTACCATCAGTGTTCCGAGTGAAGGATAGTTTCCGGATCCAGAATCTCAATGCTTGAGGCAATAACCTCAAAAGATGTTCTTTCCTGCCCATCCGCATCAATATACTTGACGTTGCGGAGCCTTCCAACAACATGGACCTTCGCGCCCTTCTCAAGCCCCTTGAATGGTGTCTTCTCTGCTTCCCATGCCTGGACGTTGAACCAAGTGGTCTCTACAATGGTCTCGCTGGCCTTGTTGCGGTACATAAGATTGGTTGCTACGGTAAATCTCGCTGAATTGATGCAGGAGACCGGTGTAATTCTTACGGAGCCGACGTAGCCGACGAGCTCCACCCTGTTTAACTGTTCCATATTGTGCGTTGATTAGAATTTGTCGATATAAGCCCCCTTGTCGCAGATTCCGATATGGAATCCGGCCTCGAATAGTTTTCCGATGAGTCCGGGACATGCGTCCTGCAGAAGAATCGCATAGACTGATGAATAATTGCCGTTGATAGGTACATTGAAGCTGACCGTTGTCTTGCTTGTGAAGGTCGAAATGATCTGAACGGCCTCGTTGAAATTGTTGTCTCCTATTTTCATAATGTTGCGTTGATTAAGCGTTGAAGAATTTTTTTCCATGACCCTTGAGGAGCTCACAGAGCTGCTCCTTATCGATGTCCCAAAGGGCGTATCCTTTTTGGATCTTCCTGTTCAGATACTCCTCAAGACCGAGGGTATCAATGGCCTTCTGGCGAATCATAAGACTGCTGCAGTCGTTTGCCGCATCGACAAGGAAGTCACACATCTTGTCCATCTCTCTCCTGGCAGTCTCCATTTTGTCCTTGAGTTTGTCTGCCTGCCTGTAGAATATTGCGAGAAGCTCAGAGTTGCGGTGCTCCATCCAGTCCTTGCAGAAGCGATCCTTGTCCATGTCCTGTCCGGACTCGAGATACATAATGTGGATGGCGTTGAATTCGTCAAAGCTGATGTCGGTACCGACATTCAGTCCGGTTCTTGAAGAAAATTCCTGTTCTGTCATGATAATCAAAATTTACGTTGCGTTGATCTTGAAATGTGCTTGTTACGCACATCTTTCGAATGCAAAAATATGGCAAATAATTATTATATGCAAACTTTTGGACGATATTTTTGATACTACCTCCGTTCCAAAATCCTTATTTTATGCTTATTTATTTGCTACAGAACGGATTACGAAAGCAAAGATTTTTCAATTTATTTGTGCTTAACAAGCACTTGTTTCAGTAAATTTTCGCAACTTTGCGATTGTTACGAAAGAAATCACAAAAAATCGCGATTTTATGAAAAAAACATTTCTCAAGCTCCTGGCCGAAAAAATAAAGGACATGGGGCTTTCTGACGAGGCAATTGCGGAGCTCGTAGAGCTCGGAGCCAAGGGTCTCGCAGACGATGCCTCCGAGGAGGACATCAAAGCCAAGGTAGATTCCATCGTTCCTTTCGCCAAAGCAATGCAGGGCGAATTCACGAGGAAGGTACAGAAGGTGAAGCAATCAACAAAGCCGACAAAGCAATCCAAGCAGGAGGGCGAAGACGGTGACGAAGATGGCGATGAGGGCAACATTCCGGCCTCACTCAAATCCTATTTCGACAAGTTTGAAGCAAAGCTTACTGCGCTCGAAACAGAGAACGCGGAGCTCAAGAGCAAGCAAGTCAAGGAAGCGAGGGTAAGCCAGATCGCTGCCAAGGCAAAAGAGCTTGGTATTCCGGACTTCCTGATGAAAAGGTTCAGCATCGCTGACGATGCAGACTTCGTTAAGGAGCTGACCGAGTACAAACAGGACCTCGTGACCAACAAGCTCATGCCTGCTGATGCCGCAGGCGAACAGGGCAACCAGGAACAGGCCATGAAAGATGCCGCAAAGGCATGGGCCGAAACCTTGCCTAATCAGTAACCCCTTAAAACCATTGAATTATGGCAGTCAACTTTGAAAAGACCAATTATGTTGGTCGCACTCCCGTCATTTGGCGTGGCGAGTGCAAGGTGCTTCCCGGTGGTTTCAAACCGAAGAACACTCTGACCGTCGGTTCCCTCATCAAGAGGGGTGCTCCTCTGTGCATCGACTTCGACAGCATGGAGGCCGCCGTCATCAAGATCGTCAAAGTGCTCACTGGTGGCACCACCTCTGCACCACGTGTCGCAAAAGGTCATTACTTCGCCGTGGGCGATGTTTTGATGAAGGTTGGCAAGACCGATGCGTCTGCCACTATCTCTGCTATCGACAAGTCGAATGCAGGATACGACGTCATTACCCTTTCAGCAGCCATCACTGGCCTCGCAGCAGACGATGTCCTCGTCGAAGCAACTGCATACGTTGCTCCTGTAGGAAGTGGCGAGGCAACCCCTGCTGCTGAAAAGTACACTCCTAACGCAGTTCTCGCTGCTGACCTCGAAGTCAAGGACAAACTTGACACTCTCGACGCAGCTTACGAGGCTGTTGTCCTCTATGGGGCCGTTGATTATCCTATCCCTTCCAGCTGGAAGCAGGGTATCTGCCTCAAGAACAATCCGAACATCGTATTCATCAAACAGTAACGAACCATGCCACTCACTTCCATTTTCGGCGAACTCACCAAGAATGTGCAGATTCGCTTCGATGCAGCCAGTGAGCTGCATAAGAAACTGTTCGACAACGTAATCTTCGAGCAGTTCCTTGATTGGGATACTCCTACCATCGGACTGAACTTCGAGGAACTTGTCGGCCAGTACGGAATCACCGTTGCCGCACCTACCATCGGTGACAGCTCAAAAGAGGCCATCCTCGGAACCGAGGGTATGCAGTCTCTTGCTGAGAAGATCATCCATCACGCAATCACCCGTCCTATGACAATTGAGGACTACCGCAAGGTTCTGCAGATCCTGGACAGCAAGTCGCTTCCGGACACTCAGAAGAAGCAGCAGCTCATCAATCTCATGTGGGGACAGGTGAAGACTCCTGTGGACTCCGTCCTCGCCAAGATCGATATGATCTTCCTCCGCGCTCTCTCCAACGAGGGTAACTTTACTCTTGACGCAACCACCAACCCTGAGGGCGGTGTTCGCGGTACTATCTCGTTCAACCAGCCTGCCGGAAATATTGCCACCTCAGGTACGCCGTGGACAAGGGCCAACCTCTCCACCGTTGACTGCTTCGAGGATATTCAGGCAATCCTTGACGCGGCTCAAGATCAGGTTGTATTCAGCAAGATTCTCTGCGACCCTGCACTGATCAGCTACATGACTCGTTCAGCCCTCATCAAGAAGATGATCTGGGGCAACGACAAGTCAGCAAAGATTGTTCAGCTCCGCGATCTCAACGAGTACATGCAGTCCAACGACTACCCTATATTCGTTCCTATCCGCAGGCAGGTGCGCATCCAGAACGGTACCGCCATGTCTCCTTACAAGCCTTGGGTTACTGCCAATATGGTATTCGTACCAGAAGGCAAGCTCGGTCTTGTCAAGAATGCTTATGCTAACTCTGAGCTTCGTCAGGAGCCCGGCGTCGCATACAGCAACTACGGTCGTGTCCGCGTATCTCAGTGGGGTGTCGGCGAGACCCAGGGCAGCAATGGCGTAGAGTTCGCCAAGGCTGAAGCCTTCGCTCTCCCTGTCATCACCGAGATGAACGGTATCTACACCCTCAAGACGCAGTATTCTGCTGAATAGCTATGGATAATCTGTCAGCATTGAAAGGAATGTGCAACGCTATATGCAGCACTTTCTATCCGGATCTCGCAGCAATGCAGATGATGTTGTTCAACGCCGGCATCGCCCCTCATGACGAGGCAACCCCGAAGGATCCAGAGGTTCTGAAGGCTGCTATCAAGCTCGTGCAGGGTTATGTCGAGTCGAGCCGTTCCGAAGGTGGTATTTCCACCTCTATAGACCGCGACAAGGTGAACAGCAACATCAGGCTATGGTGCAGCGAATATGGGCTCGATGCTGACGATTATTTGTCCTCACAGTCAAGTATTGAGAACGGAAGCAACCTTTGGTAGTATGAAAACAAACGGCCTTCTCTACATCAAGAATCCCACAAGGCTGCCGCAGGGAAACAGCGGCTTTGATTCTGACGGCAATCCTATTGTCGTTGATGAAAAGCACCTTGTTCCCCTGCCGTGCAGCATCAGAACCATATCTGACGGCAAGACCGGCGTCTATGAAGATGGCAAGTTCCGTGTGGCTTCATTCGAAATCCTCGTTGAAGACATGGGAGAGCCGTTCCGGGCGCAGATGGTCAAGCTGGAGCGGTACGGCGAGAGCCTGGGAGAATACAAGGTGCAGAGCATCGAACCTTTCCCTACCATCGGGCGCATCAAGATTCTGGTATGAAGGGCGCAATAGTTCAACGATTCAAATTCTCCGAATTGGAGAAAGATCTGCAGACCAAGAAGGATGCAATCAAGAAGGTGGTAATACGCAACCTCTGTTGGGTCGGGGAACAATGCGTCAAGACTGCAAGGAATGATGGCAATTATAATGATATCACAGGTAATCTGAGAAGCTCTATCGGTTATGTTGTTCTCGAGAATGGTCAAGAGGTATCATACGCTATGCGCCAGCGCTCGAAACAGATAAAGGGATCTGCAGGTAATGGTAAAGACGGTGTAAAAGCGGGCAAGGAATTGCTCGAGAAGCTCAGAGGAGAGTATCCAAGAGGTTTCGCACTCATCGTCGTTGCCGGAATGCAATACGCCGTTTATGTGGAAGAAGTTCGCGGCAAAAACGTCCTGATATCCTCAAAACAATACGCCGAACAGCTTGTTCCGAAGCTTCTTCATGACATCGGATTGAAATGAGAAAAAGCGAGAAAAACATCGAAAAGGATCTGTATAAGCTTGTCGTTGCGAGTCCTCTTGCGACGATGATAGCCGGTAAGGTCTATCGCAAGGGAATGAGGCCGGAAAACTCCGTCCAGGAGGATATCGTAGTCAAGTTCCTTGCCGGACGTGAGTCGCAGATTCAGAAGGGTCAACTGTTGCTCAATGTCTATGTCTCCGACAAGACACAGATGGGCACCACGAGGCTTGTTGAGAATACATCCCGCGTAGAGCAGTTGGAGGACGCCATTATCGCCTTTCTCGATTCTCACCCGAGTTCCGAATACCTGTATGAGCTTGAAGATTCGCCGAATAGCCTTGAGGTAGAGGGCATCAGTCAGCACGTAATTACTGCAAGAATCAATTATCAACGAATAACAGAATAAGATTATGGCATCACTTATCATGTCTTGGTCCAAGTGCAAGATTGAAATTGGACAGACCGGTACCAATGACGCAATGGCATCCAGCCTTGCGAGCATCGGTACCATCAACGACAAATCCACTTCTCTGTCCTCAGAGGAGGGTGACAAGCTCGAGGCTAAAGCCAGCGGCGGTGTTGTTGTTGCCACAGAGGAGGGCGAACCGAAAATCAAGATCACCACTCGCGTGAAGGAGATGGATTTCACCACCGAATCTGGCCTCATCGACGCAAGCGTCGTAAGTCAAGAGCTTGTTGTAAAGAGCAACATCGTTGCCGGATACTATTCCGTCAAGGTTACTCCTAAGAACATTGGTTCCATCGGAATCAAGGCTCGTAAATGTCACGTTACTTTCCTTCCTGGATCTTCCGAGGAGGAGGGACACTACGTTGACGTGACCTTCACCATTACCGCTTGCGCTGACGGCGAACTCTATCGCAAATTCCGCGTAGCAGCTTCCGATTGGAGCACCGGTTCCGGTTCAGGAAACTAATCATCAATTAGGGGCATGTGGCATCCGCTGCCTGCCCCTTTTATTCTTCAATCCATGGCACAGATAAAGAAACTGCACAAAACGCCCGAGAAGGCCCAAAACAAGCCGATTCTCGTCATTATACCATATCTCGGGGAAGAATCCCAAGGCAAGGAGCTTAAGCTGGCTGTAACGGGCTGGAAACGCTTCTGTAGGTTCCCTTATCAGATGGTTATTGTGGCCGATAAGGTGGAGCCTATTCAGGAGCTGAGCAGTGACGCATTTCTCATAGAGGAGCCGAGGGTCGAAGAAAAGCCGGGATGCTACAGGCCGCACCTCGACGTCATGAACAGAATCCGCGTTGCGCGGGCCGCTTTCCCGGAACAGGATTCTTTCATCATTGCCCATGATGACTGTTTTGCGGTCAATGATTTCACCTTGGAAGATATCCAGGTATTAAAAACTGATTCGGCTATCTACGCGAACAAGGATGCCGAAAATTTATATCGCAGAGACAAGGCGATTACCAAGGAAATACTTGAGTCTGAGGGCCGCTCTTATCGAAGCTTCAGTGTTCACCTGCCGATGTACTACGAATCGGCAAAATATGACGCAATTGTTGAGAGGTTTGATCTGTTCAATCGCTCTCTGAATATCGAAGACTTATATCACAATACATACGACGCAGACAAGCATGCGATTCTCCTTGCACACGGAGATGATCCATACAGATGCTGGATGTCCAACGGCGAAAGGAACCCCGATGAAGCCCTTGAAGCGCTATCGAACAAAAAGTGGATCTGTTGTGCTGTCAGCGCATATTCATTCATTATCGAGAAATTACTTTGCCGACACTATAACCTCATCCTCTAATCTCTCTCCCCTACGCCGCCAGGGAACAGGCGGCAACCAGGACGGGTATCTCAGTGGCCAGAGCAAACGAAACCGATAATAGCTACAACGTCGGCAGAGTTCCGTCGGAGGTTCGAATCCTTCCCCGTCCGCTCACCAACTTGAAAGAAAATGACAATCGAAGAAAAAGTATCTTCAGCAATCCTTCAGAAGGATGTCGCAGAGTTGGAGATTAACGGTAAGACCTATCCTATAGCGGCTCCGAGCATCTCCACGCTCATTCTCGTTTCAGAAATCGTCTCGACGCTCCCAGTCGTTGAGAAAACTGATGATCCAAACGTCAAGGTAGCATCAGTTCTGCGTTATGCCAAGGACTATAAAGCCCTCGGTGATATAATTGCCGTCCTTATACTCGGGAGAAATGGCTTGAAGGAAGAACGTGAAATAATCGAAACCGTTACAATTTGTCACGGTTTAATAAAGAGGAAGGTAAAACATACCATTACCGTTGACCGTAAGGCTGAACTTTCTCAGCAGATTATTGATAACGTCCGTCCGTCAGTAGCTCTTGAGCTTATCGTGAATCGCTTGAGAGACATGGAGGTTTCCGATTTTTTCTCTCTTACCACTTCCCTGAGCGAAGCAAATCTGCTGAAAAGGACAACGGAGGTGGGTTAAACGACTCTATATGGGCCACAGTCCTTGGAATTGCTAAGAATCTGGGGGTATCGATAGATTATGCGCTTGATAATATAAGCTACGTCAATGCAATAATGTACAGCAGGGCTATGCCCATGTATGGGGATGGAGAAAAAAAGAAATCAGACAATGCGCCACTATATGATGATTCCCTTGATGCTAATAATCCGGACAACTTTGAAGATTTTGATGACGAAATAATAGTGAGATAACAATGAAAGACCTTTCATACGCAATCACCCTTGATACCGACGAGCTCGAGGATAAGGCAAAAAAAGCTACAAATTTGTTCCGTGGAATCAGCGACGGAGCACAGGACAGCGGCAATAAGCTCGCCAGTGCCATCGGTAAAGCTGGTGCGGCATTCCTTTCATTCAGCGCAGCAACTGCCTTTGTACGCCAGCTCGTTCAAGTTCGCGGAGAAATAGAGTCTCTGGAGGTCTCTTTCAATACTCTCGTAGGAAGCGCAGAGAAAGGAGGCGCCCTCTTTGAGGAAATTAAGAGCTTTGCTGTCAATACGCCAATGCAGCTTAATGATCTGGCCAAGGGTGCACAGACCTTGCTTGGATTCAATATTGAAGCTGAGAAGGTGATGCCTATTTTGCGTCAGATCGGAGACATCTCAATGGGAGATGCTCAAAAATTCAATTCCTTGACTCTTGCATTCGCTCAGATGTCATCAACCGGCAAACTGATGGGACAGGACCTTCTGCAGATGATCAATGCCGGATTCAATCCTTTGACCGTTATTGCAGAGAAAACGGGAAAGTCGGTTGCAACATTGAAAGACGAAATGTCCCAAGGAGCCATCTCCGTGGAAATGGTTGCCGGAGCTTTCGAAGCCGCTACGTCTGAAGGTGGAAAGTTCTACAATATGCTCGAAAAGCAATCCAAGACCACAAAGGGAGCTATCTCCAATCTTCAGGGCGCTATTGATGATGCACTGAATGAGCTTGGAGAAAAATCTCAGGGACTTATCGTGGGCGCTGTCCAGACCGCAACTGATCTTGTTAAGAACTATGAAACCGTAGGAAAAGTTCTTGGGCAGCTTGTTATTGTCTATGGTTCATATAAGGTTGCTCTTGCCACCGCAATTGCCCTTGAGAAGGCGAAAAATGCAGTGCGTTTTGTTAAGGAATATACGGCTATGGCGAAAGCTCTTGGCGTTGCTACGGCAAATCAGATTGCTTTCAACACGGCGGCCATGGCGAATCCTTACGTATGGGTAGCTATCGCCGTTGCGGGTATTGCCGGTCTCGTTGGTACAATCGCACTGTGGAAAGACCGTACCGATGAAACTACGGAAAGTGTCAGAGCTCTTGAGCAAGCTGTTATTGATGAGAGGGACCAGGTAAATATTCTTGTTCATCAGTTATCAGAAGCGAACACATCAGAGGAGGAAAGACGTAAGATCCTGGAGAAGCTCGGAAAACTATCCCCTTCTCTCGTAGCCGGCCTGGAAGACGAAGGTAATGCTGTTGCTACAGTCACTTCACGCCTTGCTGAATACAACGAAGAAATGGCCAAAAAACAGGCCCTTGAGAAGCAGAAGGATAATGTCAACGATAAGATTTCAGCGACAGGAACTGCTCAGGCTAAAGCCGCAGAGACGGAGATGGACCTTCGTGCCGCGTTGGAGAAACTTCTTAAAGATTTCGACTCAGTTGCCATCAAGAAAAGGAATCAAAGCGGGTTCTTCACAAAGTTGTCAGATGAGGAAAGGGCGCAATTCAAAGCTTCTGTAGAGGCCATCATGACGGATTCCGAACAGACTATCGCTCAGAGGGCTGAAAGTATTCAGGGAATACTTGCCAAGACTCACCTCGAGGAAGTCGAAGTTGATTCCGGTGTCTATACGCAAATGACAGTTCGTGACATCAAAGCTAAGGGAGGTGCATATCAAGATTTTGTTACCGCTCTTGATAATGCCAAGAAAGCAACAAAAGATTATACCGTTGCATTAAGGGACCAGAAAGCTGCGGAGGACGAGCTTGCTTCCAAGCAAGGAGGGGTTGCGGCAGCGCAAGCTGCAGCCGCTCCAAAGGATGAGGAAACTTCTAAGGTAAACAACTATTCAACCGTCATTAAGAATCTAACAAAAGATATATCCGATCTCACAAAAAAGCTTGCAGATCTTCGCGCAGGAAAGGGGGATCTCGGAAAGTTTACAACAGTTGAAGAAGCTGTCAAGAATGCTTCGGACGAGCTTGACTCCAAGAAAAAGACATATAAATCTCTGACCGGACGAGAGTATGGAAAGAAAGATACTGAGGCTGAGACCAGAAAGAAAACAGCCGAGGAGCTTAAGGTTGCCACAGAGGAGATGTGGATGAAGGTCGAAGAAGCGGGCATCAAGACCATGGAGGATGGCACTGCAAAGCGCCTGAAGGAGATTGAACTTGAAAAGGCCAAGACTCTTGCAGCCATTGACAAAGAGCAGAGGGAGCTCGAAGAAAAGGCCAAGAAGGCCGGAATTACACTTGATCCTTCTGTCTATACCAATCTCGAAGCAAGACGTGCATCAGCCAGGGTGGCAGCTATCAACGAGCAGGCAAAGGCCGAGGCTGAACAGGCCGAATACATCGAAAACCTGTATGTGGGAATCGCTGACGTATTCGTATCTGAGGAACAGCGAAAGATCAATGCTATCCATCAAACCTACAAGGAGCAGCGCAAGCAGCTTGACGAAGACCTGAAGGGAGGCACCATCAATCAAGAGGACTATACCAAGATATCTGATCGCATCAGCGCTGCTGAAAACAAGGATATCGAGCAGTATTGGACGAGCACATTCGGCTCATACGAGCAGAAGCTTGAGGCGCTGAAGAATGAATGGGCCGAGAAGATGAAGGCCGTACCTGCCGAATTTGCCGACGAGGCCAATAAGCAGATGAATGAGGCAATCTACAACTTCATGATCAATGATGGAGCCGTAAAGACCAACATCACGAAGCTTTTCGATGACATTACCGAGAAATCGGTTGCAGATCTCCGCCAACTTGCCGCTACCGGAGAGGAGGTATATCAGTTCCTTCTTGGTGGCGAATGGGACGCCAATAAGGGTTTGTCTCTTGGTATCAGCAAGGAGGAGTTCGAGACAATGAAGAAGTCTCCGGAACAGCTGGAGAAGATACGCAAGGCTATCAAGGACATCAACGACCAGGCCGACAAGTCCGATAACATGTTCAAGCAGTTCAGCAAAGGCTTGAAGCAGGTGTTTACAGCCGGCAACAACAGCAATAAACTGAGAGAAGGCATTGAAAATATCAGCAACGCCTGTTCAAAAGCAACTGCTGTGACTGGGTTCCTCTCCGATTCTTTCCAGAAAATTGCAAATGCGTCTGGAAATGAAGCAATGCAGAGTATCGCAACCGGATTGAGCATTGCTACCGACGCCATGGGAAGCGCCATGGAAGGGGCACAGGCCGGAGCAGCCTTTGGTCCATGGGGAGCAGCTGCCGGAGCTGCCATCGGTCTCGTCACCTCACTGTATGAGAATATAGCAAAACTTCATGATGACAAGATACAGGCTCGTATCGATGATCTGCAAGGGCAGATAGACGGACTGAGCGATGCCTACGACATTCTCTCTGACTCCATAGAAAAGGCATTTGGATCTGATAAGCGCAAGCTCATTGAGCAACAGAATGAGAATCTTAAACGCCAGAATCAGCTCATTCAGGAGCAGATTAACGAGGAGAAAACCAAGAAGAAAAGCGATTCTGATGCCATTGATGAATGGAATAAGCAGATCGAGGAAAACAAGAAGCTCATCGAGGAGAATAAAGAAGCTGCGATTGATGCCATCTTCGGGGAAGACGTCACGTCTGCGATCGAGAACTTCTCGGATGCCGTTGCAGAAGCTTGGGCCAATAATAAAACCGCAGCTTCCAGCGCCAAGGACTATGTCAAGGGCGTAATGAAGCAGATGGTCCAGGAAAGTATCAAGCAATACCTTGCCGCGTCTGCAAGCATGGAGAAGATACGACAAGCTCTGGACGATGCTTGGCAGGACAAAATCTTTACCGATGCCGAAATCGCTGCTGTGAACAAGATGGCCGAAGACGTGGCAAAGGAGATCCAAAACAAATACGGTGCAACAGACAAGCTTTTCCAAGATGATTCTTCGCGTTCCGCTGTATCCGGAAGCAGCCTTGCCGCAAGCCAGGAAAGCGTCGATTCTGTCGATGCGAGGATGACAACGATGCAGTCACACACCTTCACCCTTATGGAGGGACAGAAAGAGCTGATTAACACATCTGCCGCCATTCTCAATCACGTTGCCGGCATACACGAAGACACGACCAAGGTAAATGACAAGATGGATGGGATGCAGTCCTCGATGGGCAAGATCAAAGGAGCCATCGACGAAATCAGTCTGCACGGAGTAAAAATCAAAAATTGACAGGTTATGACAATCGTTGAAAAACTCTACGAAGCAGCAAAGCCATACCACCCTTGCAATTTGTTCAAGGGCACGGAAACGCTTGACGAGCTTTTGCAGGTATTCCTGACGCCACAGGGATGGGAGTTCTGTATCAAGTATGACTTCCCCGGCAATGAGCAGCTCGGCCTGCTCAAATCATATATCAATGAGGATATGGACATCTACATTGATGCCGGACACAAAAGCCTGCGCAACCATAAGCTCGTCATCCTTGCCGGAGACTGCGATTTCAGGCTCGAATA